ATTTATTAAATGGGCAAGAGCTTTAAATAATTTTGGTTGTCCTATAATCGAAATTCGAGTTGTTGATGGCACTTTCGATTTTTTTGAAGAAGTAAAAATTATATTAACAGTTGAAGTTGGCGAGGTGAAAGACAATGGCTAATAACAGAATGTATTTGCGATGTAGAAAATGCGGCGATGCAATAATGCTGTCTAAAACATTTTTAACTCCCCTTAATTATGCCGGAATTAGCTGTTCGAAAAAGGAAATAGACAATTTTCTTTCAGAACATGCCTGGTGCTATAAAGAACGTAAAAGTTCGCATTATTTTGCGTTTACAGAGGAATACCCCTTGCCGCCTGCTGACGAGGTTTCGGAAGAAAACGGCTTTGACATAGTTTATGAAACGAACTGTGAAATAAAAAGGGAAACCATATCGAAACAAGAGAAAATGAAGCATTATTCCCCAAAAGAGCGGGTTTTGCGATTAATTAACGAAAAGACTAAAAAAACAAAATATTTTTGCCCCAATTGTGTCACAGCAATAGAAGAAAATCAGCCCAAGTGCCATATTTGCGGATATGAATTAGAATGGGCGGAAAAACAATGAAAACCCGAATGACAATTGAACTTCAAATTCCGCCCGACTGCGCCGAAAGGCTTTTGACAAGAATGGAGCGTTGGCAGAAAGCGGACAATGAACTTGAAGATTATGAGGAAATCGAACTCTGGTTAAAAGAGCTGGAAAGAGCAGGTGCAACCGTAAAAGAATACGGTTTCGACTGCGGAAAGGAGATGCGTTTATGAATAAAGCAATAAGGACGTTTGTAATATTGCTGCTTATTTTAACACAGGTTGTTTTTATGTTTTTAAATAGTATAAATATTATTAGTTGGCAATGGTATTATATATTAATACCTAGTTATATGATTGGTATATTATATATAGTTATAATACCTATTATATATATAATATGGTTTATATATATAATCAGCTGCGAAAGAAAACGAGGTGAGGCGCGATGATGGAATACAAGATTAAATACAAACGATTTAAAGATTTGGAAAGAGAAATCCTAAACGCCAAAATGAACCTGCGTGTTGCTGAAGCCGAACTTGAAAAACTGATAAAACTCGCAGGACCGCAAGACGCCAAAGCGATCGATTACACAAAAATTGTATCGGCACCGCAATTTACAAGCGACAAAGAGCAGTTAAAACAAATCGCGATACACAAAAGGCTCGTAGACATTTACACCGAATATGTCGAAGCCCTGGAATACGAAAAAGATATATATTTAGAGGGTATCGACAAATTGCGGAAAACATGCAGCACGCTGGAACTCGAAGTCTTTTACCGACATCACATTAAACGACAATCGCTTAATGCAATTTCGCAAGAGCTTAAATACGGATATGGATATATCCGTCAAATCAACATGAAAATCATCGACAAAATAAAAAACACAAATAATAAGAACGAACAAAAAACGAACAGTATTTTTGAAAACACTGTGGTATAATGTAAGTGTAGGATTATACCTACACGATGCATTTCTCTTCATATTTTATAAAATACTTCCGGTTTTACTTTCTCTTTTCAAAAACCTAGATAATATATACTATCTAGGTTTTTATATTATAAATAAATTATATACTGTGATTAGAGTATTATAGTATATATATTATATATATAATAAGCGACTTTTAAGTTGCTTTTTTAAATTGAATAGGGGGATAAAAGAAATGAGGTGTTAAAGTAGTGGCTAAGGCAACAGAAGTAAAAAAGAAGAAGCCAACAACAAAGAAAAAGCCGGCGCCTAAAAAAAAGATAGGCAGCAAAGGCAAATATCACAAGTGGATAACGCCCGAGGGTTTGGCGCTTGTAACCGGCTGGAAACGAAACGGGCTCACTGACGAGCAGATAGCGAAAAACATTGGTATCCAACGGACAACGATGTACGATTGGGCTAAGCGTTTCCCCAACTTTTCTGACGCACTTAAAAACGGCAGAGAGGTCGCAGATATTCAAGTTGAGAACGCATTGCATAAAAATGCGACCGGTTTTCATTACACAGAAGAGCAAGCCATCAAAGTCAAAAAAATTTATTATGAAGATGGCAAGCGGTTCGAAGAGGAAAAAATCGAGATTGTCGAGGTCAAGCGATACAGGCAGCCGGAGACGACCGCGCAAATATTCTGGCTCAAAAATCGCAAGTCGGAGAGTTGGCGCAACGACGACAGAGTTATCGAGCCAGAAGACCAAGAAGCAATTAACATGCACCGGACCACAATTGCAGCCCTTAAAAATCGTAAAGTTGCGGCCTTTGATGATCTAGACGACAACGAGGTCACCGCCGATGGCAGTTAGAGAGTTTATTCCGAATGACCGGTATCTTGACGCGATGTCAATCGGTTTGCGCCCCGAAGTTAATTTGTTGGTTTTTGAAGGAACGATTAGGTCTATTAAAACCGTAACAGCCACGCAGTTATTTTTCGAAGCGGTCCAAGACTCTGATGAGCGCTTACATTTAATTGCGGCCGAAAACCTAGACGCCATCAGAGATAATATTCTTACAAGCGATTTCGGTTTAGAGATTTGTTATTCAAAGTATATCCGGCGCCGCAGAGAAGAAATCGGCGGCTATTATTTGGAAGTCCAATGTTATATAGCGGGGAAACCGAGAATTAAAAAAGTATTGTTATGCGGTTATTCCCGAGCGAACGATTGGAAAAAGATACTTGGAAAAACGTTAGGAGTTATTTTGGTTGACGAAGTTAACAACGCTAACGAACAGTTTATTGATGAGTGTTTTGCCCGGCAAGGTTCAGCAGATCACCCGCTCACGATATGGACTTTAAACGGTGATGTTCCGAGCCATTTCGTATACCAACGATACATCAACAGATGTCGCATTATTGGCGACTGCCCGGCTTCCATCAGAGCCGACATGAATAAATCGAAGAAAGAAAAAGGTTGGTATTACATGCATTTCAATATGCACGACAATCCGATTATGACATCGGAAAAGATAGAGCGGACGGCGAGCGTTTATCCGGTCGGAAGTTATTATCACACTATCAAGATATTAGGCGAGCGCGGCAGTCCAGGTCAATTGCTGTATATCGATTATATGTCGTCGGAACGTCATATCAAAAAACTTGATGTTCGCAATTATCATCATTTCGGTATCGGGTTTGATATCGGAGCGACAAGGGCTTTTAATTCCGTTTCGCTATGGGGTTATAAGCACGACTACACAAAAGTTGGCGGTATTGACAAATACACTTTTAAGCAGTGTGGATATAAACAAAAGACTGATTATTTAATAGCATTTTTAAAACGATATCAGCATTTAAACATCAGTTTTGTCGCCATCGATTCCGCAGAACTCAATTATATCGCAGATTTAAAAACAATGTTTCGGGCTTTATTTCCCCGCATTGATGTTATCCCAAGTTATAAAGCAACAATCAAAGCGAGGGTTGATTTAGGGATAATCATGTTTAGCCATGATATTTTAGAGTTTAACGACACGCCGGAGGGCCGAGATATGTATGATGCATTCATGGTTGCAAAGCGCAGCGAAAAACCTAACGAGGTCCGCGAGGATTTAAACGAACGGCACAATGACATTATCGATTGCAGTGAATATGCCTGGACGCGACACATGAACGCAATCTTGCAGGCTGTTAAAAACTACGAAAGGTGGATTGCGTAATGGGGCTATTTGACAGATACCGCGGCTGGCTTGGCCGGCGGAAAGAAAAAAAAGATAATAAACGATTAGACAGATTGGAGGCTGACCTTAACATGTTGTCTGCGAGAGGAATTAAGTATAACCCAAAATATTATAGACCGGTTGAAACCATATCGCCGGAACAAGAATTTTCTTTAAGTGTTATTGAAAACCTGGTTTGGTTTACCGGCAAACCCAGACTTATCCGACAGTTTTATGCTTTAAATGCGCCGTTTCTGGTTAGTGATTTAAACTTTTTCTGGGTGAGTTCCCCGGCAGAATATCGCAAGGTCCATGCCGGATTGCCCGGTTTGATATCAACTAAAATGGCGACTATCCTTTTAGGCGGCGGAATAATAATTGAGGTCGAAATATATAAACTAAACGACAAGGGCGAGCCAACGGAAAACATCGACGAAGCAAAATCTAAGGTAGCAAAGTCTAATGTGGAAACATTAAAAGACAAGACTTTATTCCTAACGCGAGTGAGCGAAGCGGTTGTTACGGAAAGTTGGTCCGGTCATGTTTTTATCAAATACGGCTATGACTTGGACGCTTCCGCTTATCCAATTATCGAAATCGCAGACGTCAGGAATGCCGAGGTGATAAAAATCAGAGGCATTACAACAGCGATTGTTTTTAAGAATTATTACACAGTCGGGCCTAATCAGTACGTTCATAAAGAGACATATACGACTGACGAAAATGACGACGCTATGATTATCAACGAGTTATTCAAAATAAGTCCAAGCGGCGATGAGAAACCTGTTCCGCTTTCGACCCTTCCGGAAACTGAAGAACTTAAAGAAGTGTTTGTTTTTAAAGGTCTTAAAGGCATGATTGCTTTTGAGAAACCGAACAAACTGCCGAACAATGAGTTCCCCGACTCTTCGTATGGAGCAAGCGATTATGCCGGCGCACATTCGAGCTATGATGCGCTTGATGAAGTATTGAGCGAAATGTACTCCGAAGTTAGAAATAATAAATCAATGCGGTATATCCCGGATACAATGCTAAAATATATTGACGGCGACATTGCCCGTCTTGATCCGTTCGTTCGGAATTACGTCAAGATAACCGGCGACCCCGACCAAAATGCTAAAAACGAAATATTTGTAACAGCGATTAACGACAAACAGGCATCTCTCCACGCCAAATGGCAAGTGGCGATAACTACAGCGTTAAACATTGCCGGATTGTCTCCGTATTCAATCGGCATCACCGGTCTGGAGAGTGTCAATCAATCGGCCGAGAGCCAACAAGAACGAAACAAAGCAACACTTGAAACCCGGAGCGCCAAACTGAAAGCGTGGGGCCCGTTTCTCGAGAACATGTTTATGCAACTTCTATCTTTTAATTCGTGGATGCAGAAAAATTTAAAAATCGCCCAAGAAGATATGGATGAATTAGATATTGACTTTGCTAATTGCAATGTGGTTGTTAAGTTCGGAGATTATATCATCGAAAAACAGGACGACAAAATCAATACTTGGGGAGCGGCGAAACAGTTTCGGGTAGCCTCAACGCTTGAATGTGTAAAGAATATTCACCCTGATTGGTCGGAAAGACGCATTGACGAAGAGGTTAATCTTATTCGTTTTGAAGAAGGTATGGCGCTAGATAATCCTGATAATCTTCCAAAATTGACCGGTTTCTCTTACGAAGACGAAGACGATGACGATGACGATGAACAAGAAACACAAGAAGAACAGAAAACTAAGGAAAAAGATATGACAAAAGTAATCGAGAGCCAAGAAGAACAGGAGACTTAATAAATGCAAGCGATTAGTAGCCCGAAGCAAAATGTTGCACAGCGCGCAGTTGTCTTGGTTCAAACCGCAACAACAAAAATAAAAGAAGCTATTACAAATGGTTTAATGGAAGGCAAAAGTCAAGAGGAATTAACAAAAACCCTCAACGGCTTAATCGATACGCATTGCCGGCAATTAGAAAATGTCGAACTTCGGGAAGAAGCAAGGCAAGCGCTGGTTAGGTCGTGTCGCAAATGGTTCTATCAGTTGGAGCAAACGATAAAGATACTTAACCGCAATTTGGCAAGTCAGGTTAGTGGTTTTAAAGGCGACACATTTACCGGTGATGTTGTTGCACTCTTGCGCGATGTCGATAAAATGCGAATAAATGCGATACGCCCGCATTTGGATCAGTCACGCAAAGGGCTTGCCGTTATCAGTGATTACGACAAAATGCTAAAAGTCGCATTAAAAGCGTTGGCAGCCGAACCGCCAAAGATAGTCAAAGTCGCAGAAACCGACAAACGCAGAGGCTACACCTACACAATGTCGTTGCGAAATAGAGCCGAAATGACAGTTAGGTATGAGTCCAATCTTGCTGATTTGCAAAAGTTTATCGATGCCGGTGTTGAGTACGTTTGGACGACAAGTCACCCGGACGCAAGTCCTCGATGCGCGCCTCATCAAGGTAAACTTTACAGCATTAATGCGGATAATAAACAAGGCATTCATAACAGCATACCGTATACATATTTGCCGGATGTCTTAAAATTAAACGAGGGCAATTCGATTATCAACGGTTATAATTGCCGACACCGTTTAGTCGCTTATCAAGACGGCTCACATCCACCGACAGAATATACAAAAGAAGAAATCAAACGCGAATATGCCATCGACCAAAAGCAAAGATATTACGAAAATAATATCCGGCAATTAAAAACCGAAGAGCGTTTAATGCGCGAAGCCGGCTATTTGAACGAAGCAAAAAAATTGCGTCGAAGATGGCGCCGGTTGAATAAAGAATATGAGATTTTCAGTTTGGAAAATCAACGGGCCTTTTACCGGTGGCGAACGATTGTCAGCAAAGACGAAGAATATTATACACCCGAAATAGACGAAAAACCGTTGCAAAAATCGGCAGAATATGGTATAATAGGCATAGACACAGACGCTTATACCGACGAAAGAAAAGCAAGTGCGTATAAGTTTGAGCGGCGAGTTGAAGCCGATGCTTTGTTGCGTCCGCAGACTGAAAAGCTGTGGTCCCAAATGTCGACAGAAGAGAAAAAAGCAATTTACAATTATACTGTCGACAACTTTTATCTCAACAAAACTGCACGGAGCGGGAAAACAAATGACGATATTGACGCAATAGAGTCAGTTATCAAAAAGGCGCCGCTTGAAAACGATATGTGGCTCAAACGCGTGTCGTCGAAGAGTGGTTTAAGCAAACATCTAGGCATACCGTTAGATGAGATGAGGCAATTAACGCCGG